AACATCCAAAGTGAACTTACCACTCTCAAAGCCATCAATAACCCAAGTCTCTACAATATGCTCTATGGATACTCCTGCTACCAATAGCTTCATCATATCTTCTTTAAATCGAGGATCTTCTAATCTGTCAGTAGCTTCTTGTAGCACAACTTCTGGATCTGTATGTTGAGGGGGATTACCCCATGCCCATTTCTTATTGTCTACAGTAAGGGAAGTTCCCGGAATAGCTTGTGCAAGAGGATCTTTCGCTTCTATAGATCCTGATCGTACATTTGTCTGTGTTCTTAATTGATCCATTATATTACCTTACGCTGTTGGTACACCCGTTGTTTTATACGAAGCAGTAAAACCTTTGACCCTTGCATCTGATGCCACACTCATTGTAGCAGGAGTAGGGTTTCTTCGTTTTGCTACGTAGTTTTGTCCTTGTACGTACCTGAAGTTATTATCTCTTGAAAGATTATTTGAAAAGTATCTGTAGGCTGTTTCCATATTTGGTAAGCCAAGACCGATTGGGGCTTCCATAGTTCTCAAAGAAGCTCTTGGGGCAGTTAAGTTGGACTCTAAGTTAATTCTCTGAGGTTGAGCAAAACCTGTATCTTCATCTTTATCACTCAACGCACTATATACTTCTGCTCCCTTTTTAACTACAGAAAGAACTGAAAGAACACTATCTAAAAAACTCATTTACCAAGCCCCTATTACTTTGATTATGTTTGATGCTAATGTTGTTTTATTGGCCGCAGAGTAAGCATCTGCATTTGCCGCAGCTTCTAAGGCTTGTATCACTTGTTCGTGCTTTCTTTGTAGCTCTGACTCAGAAGCTGTAAAATTAAAAGTAGCGTTATCTCTGTACTTTTGCCACAGATCATTCATAGCCGTAGCACTCATGTTGTACATAAGTTGTGCGTTTATTCTGTTAGTTTCATTTTGAACTGCAGTATTTGCTGTGTTCACTTCTCGACGCCACTTGACATTTGATTGGTCAATCACATTTCTCATGTTTGCATTGAATTTCTCACGCTGATCTCTCATGTTAGCGTTGAACTCTGCAAATGAATTCTCTTGGTTTATGTTGTATTGTTTGATTGCCACGTCTCTGTTTATGTTTGCTGTGTCAACTTGTACAGCCAATTCAGCAAAGTACTCCTCTACCTGTAGCTCATTCTTTGCGTTGAACTGCTGTCTAGCATTCTCAGCCGCAGCTTCAGTGAATGCCGCTTGAGCCATTGCATTGTACTTTATGGCATTTGATTGTTGTTGTGCATCCAGTTCTTTTATATCAATAGACAGAAGAGCTTGAGCGTTACTTATCGCACCTTTAGTTCTAGCATCAGCATTCTGTCTGTCCAGTGTAGCAACTTGTAGTGCATTCTGTAGGGCTGCTTGCTGTCTGTTATCTAAGTTCTTTAGCTGTATGTTTGCATAAGCACCTGCGTCTCTGGCCGCAATAGAAATACCTGATTCCATAACAGCTTGTGTTAGAGCTGCGGCCGCCATACTAGATGAGCCTAATCCTCTTTGTTGCATTATGGCTGCAACTTTTCTAGTTGCTGGGGATGCCCACGCAGGTAGTGGCTCGCCGTCTTCGATGCCACCAAGTAGTGATTCTAATTGATACTTTACAGTAGCTTTCTCATCAAGCTGTTCTTGAGCAGGATCTGCCATTGCACCCGCAGACAAGGTCGCACTTGATATGTCATCAAGATCAATAAGATCAGCAGCACTAAAATCAGAGGTCGCACCCGCAAAGTCCTGTTTTTCTACGTAACCTACTGCTGAAGCTACAGGAGATGTTATCTGACCTAAGTTTTCACTTGCTACTGGTTTAGCTGTCTGTCCAACTTGAGTTGTATCGATTGTTTTGGGAGTTACAGTTGGAACATCTGTATCTGATAAGAGTTGCCCTTGAGTTCCCAGTAATTCATTTTGTTGAACGCCCTGAGTAACAGGTGTAACTGTCGTTTCTGCAGTACCTAGTTTTCCTGCCAAATCCTCAGTCTTAGTTTCAAAGTCTGGCTTTGTCGGCGGAGTTACTGAGAGTTGATTGGTATCTTGTTCTGCCATATCTTTATCCTTACTTCATAACTATTGCAACAATCAAAGCCACCACCCCAAGTGTACCCACCATAGACATAGCTTCTATTCGCCACATTCTTCTGTCTAAGGTTTCTAGCTTGTCGTTGACTGTTTGGTATCTGATGGCACACTCTTTTTCATGTGCATCTAGTTCCATTTGTACTTTTAACTCAGGCTGCATGTCTAGTTTCATCTATATACCCTTATGGTTTAGGATATTTATTTTTTATAGCTGTGATTGTGCTTTTCCAACCATCTATACCATTGTGGTAGATGTCATCTAATTGTTCTGCAATAAAGGGATACTCTTCTGCTCTTTTGTCTGCGTATGTCATGTTAGCAATTCTATCAGCTTCAGCTTGTGTTTCAGCATCTGCTATTGCTTTCTTTTCTGTAGCAAAGACTGTTTCAAAATTGTAAGATGAAATGTCAGAAATAGTGGCGTTACCGCTATTATCTTTGTACTCAATTTCACCGCTTGCTCCATCCCATTGAATTGCGTGTATGTCATCTGCAACAATTCCCACAAAATTAGCAGAATCTATACACTCTCCATCAATAGAAATTCTTGCAGTGCCTTCGTTTTCACCTTCAAAAACATAAGTTATTTTTGCCATAATTTTTCTCCTTAAATTTGTGGTGCTAAATAGTACCAACCAGTAGCAATATATTTATCGTGTGTATAAACTGCATTACCTCTATGTGTATGCGTCCAAGATGCAGGAAAAAAACACACTGTTCCTTTTTTTGGTTGTATTTTCATACCATATTCTAAAAATTCAGTTTCAGCTTCACCTTCAGGCACATCATTAAGATATATTGTCCATGTTAGCATTCGTGCTGCTTCATTGCTAGATTGCTCAGAGTGCCAATTATGAAATCCCCCTTTAGGTGGAGTTCTTTGTACTTTAATAGCAGTGCTATAATAGTGCATAGGTTCTAGGGATGGGTATTCATCCACGTATTTTTTCAAACCTAAATCTAATATTTCATTTGTTTCTTTGGCTAAATCTAAACAGCCGTAACTTGCGTTATCAAACATAAATGAAAAATCTTTTCTGTTTCCTGCTCCGTTAGCTTCAGAGCCACTCCAAGCAGAAGTTCTACTTTCCAACTGATCAAAAGCTTTTATCATTCTGTCACAATAATCATTAGGTGCTAAATTTTCATAAGCTGAAATAAAAGTAATATTTTTAATTTTTATCATATCGTTCATTTAGTTAATCTCTTATTATTTTTTATTTCTAAAACTTTAGATAATTCTAAAAGGTTTTGGTTAGATTCATTGGCTTTGACCATTTCATTTCTAAATGATTCTATAGCAGCTCCTGCTTGTCTTGACTGTGCAGCATTCTCTACTAAAAGCATTGGTAACCATGCTATAGCACAAGCGTATTCATCAACTTCTTTTCCATCATTAGGATTTGTTCCTTTCATCTGAACAAACCATGCACATTTAAACTGTTTACATTTTTTAAAACTGTTTAAAGGACAGTTATCTTCTACTTTTAATTGCACATTAATCCTTGTTAGCTATGATAAAGTCAACGTATTGTACATTGATTGATGCAGTGGATGCTCCAACAGCCAAGTTACCTGCATTAACATTACCAGATAAAGTTGGGTTACCACTCAATGATGGATTACCACTTAATGTTGGTGAACCTGTCATGCTACCACTTAAGTTATGTCCGTGATTGTGAGCCCCATTATTACCAAAATTTGAAGTTGTTTTAGTAGCATTATTATTACCCCCGTTAGCTGCACTAGTAGATCCGGGGTTTAAAGTGTTAGAACTGTTACGAACTGTAAAATTATGGCTGTGCGATGGTATTGTATTAGCAGACAAAGTTGTATTACTTATATTACCACTTATGCTTACAGCTAAGTTACCAGAACTTACAGCTAAGTTACCAGAACTCACTGCTAAGTTGCCTGAACTTACACTATGATTGGTTGTTGGATTACCACTAATAGCACCCCCTGCAACACTTGGAGTTCCAAATGCTGTTGTAAATGCAGAGCTACCACCAGTTCCCACTGTACCTGTTTGTAGTCTAATTGCTTTGTTATTATGGGTTGTTTGTTTTGTCCAACCTGTAGGTGCGTTTGTTTGTTGGAACAACATTGATGTTCCTGCTGGGAACGGTTCAGCATTATTTACTGCAGTTGTCACGAATGCAGTTGTTGCAATCCTTGTGGTGTTATTACCTGCAGATTGTGTAGTTGTAGTTGGATTACCACCTAATCCTACATCATCAGCTATCTTAGCAGTTGTTACTGCATCTGCTCCAATTTTAGCATTGGTTACTGAACTAGATGCTAGGTGTTCTGCGTCAATAGAACCTGCAACGTAGTGTTCTGAGTTAATTACGTCATCAGCTATTTTTGTACCATCTATAATGTCTGCAGCTAAGTGGACTCTATCGATTGAACCATCAGTATAATGTTCTGAATTTACAGCATTATCAGCTAACTTTGTCCCATCAATAGCGTCTGCTGCAATCTTGGCAGTTGTAACTTGCAAGTTTCCTATGTGAGCAGTATCAATTGACCCATCCACGTAATGTTCAGAATTAATAGAATCATCAGCTATCTTTGTTCCATCTACAATGTCAGCAGCTAAATGTACTCTATCGATTGACCCGTCTACATATTGATCACTATCTACAGAGTTAGCTGCCATCTTATCAAGTGTAACATTAGAGTTTGCTATCTTTGCAGTTGTAACATTGGCATCTAATATCTTTGCAGTTGTAACAGCATTACTTGCTATACCCCCTGCAGCAATCTGAGGTCCTTCACCTGACGTACCATCGTGTGAGTGTCCTGTTGTACCGTTAAACGCTGCCTGTACCGCATCAAACTCGCCGTCAAGATCTGACGCATTGATTACGTTACCATCGGCAATGTTGTTAGCGGTATCATTACGTGTGTAACCTGTACCCATTTTTTATCTCCTAGCGTTAGTAGAATACTGCAGTGTAGCAGCATCTATTGTAAAAACAGCGTCTGTATTAGCTCCTGTTGTTTCGTATAATATTGACACTGTAAATCCTGAACCTATTGTTTGTACTTCGTACGTAGCTTTTTGCTTAACTCCAAACAAAGATGTTCCATAAATACCTGAACCATATGTTATTGATGCCGCTGCATCACTTGATAGTATCGAATCAGGCTGAATACTATCGGGTTGGTCAAAATCAAACTTGAGAGAATACTCAAGATCAAAATCACCATTTACATCTAAATATGTTACACCCTTGTATATTGTCTTTCGTACAGTCGGATCGCCCAATGGGATAAACGGAGTGGCAAACGTAGCAGGTATGTCTGTGCCTGCAAACGAGTTACCTTGTTCCATTTGATATACGAATCCATCTGCGTTTCCGAAGTAAATTCTTTCTGCGAAACCATCATACTCACTGTAAGTTACAAAAGCATTTATGCCACGTGTATCGTTGAATGCTATGCCAGTTTCTAATTGAGTTGCACCAATCCCTTTTGCTGAATCATTGGTATATGTTGAGTTGTATCCAAATATTCTGTATTGACTTTTTTCACGAATAACTGTACTTGTAAAACCATTTGGACTACTACTTATTAAATCAAGTATCTCAACTTGTATTGTTTTAGATACGGCCGCAAGACTAAAATCACCAAATCTATCTGTGGCAGAAAATAATCTAAGTCCATCAGGACCTAAGAATATGATATCGCCACCTATCTCTTGTATTGTATCTTCACCTACACAGCCTAAATCCCTAGACACTGGTTTTAGTTGAAAATCTCCAACACTACTTCCTGCAATTACGTTAATACTATTTTCACTAAATACAATGAGTTGATCTCGGAAAACAATCATTCCTGTTATTGTATCAGCTACGTTTATTATACCACCGCCACTCGCACTTGTAAAGTCTGTATCTGCATAAGGAGCAGAAAAAACTACACTTTTACCGTTTCCAAGAAAAATGTGGTTCTTAAAATTGACTACGAAGCTAGAACCTGATGTATCAGTCGGTAAAGAAGATAGTTGTTCAAATGTAGTACCGTCAAATCTGTAAGGCTTGCCCGTATTATCCACAAGCATAATTTTCTCTGTGCCATCAAAGTCGTACTTGAGAAATCGTACTTTGCCTGATCCGCCTATTGTGACGCCTGCACTGTTATAAGTTGCATTGTCACTTATCTGTGTCCATCCTGATCCGCCTGATCTAAACAGATCATCACCTCTTACAGCATAGACATTACCACCATAACGATGTAGACCTCTGATAACACCTGTGTTACTTACGGCGTTTGTATCAAACTTTTCAAATCCTTCTATTCGAGTGTATCCACCAAATATAGATGGTTCAAAGTTACGAAGTATTCGTGCTGATCCGGGAGCTTGAAATCCCTGTTGATACGGAGAAAGGTTAGTTATCAAACCACCTTTGAATTCAAACGAATGTGTTTGCCACCTATCAGGCATTAAACAGCCCTTGCATATACGTTTTCATTAACAAGTAAAGTTCTCATTTGCTTAAGACCATCTTCAAACTTACGGAGAGATAATGTAGCTGATTCAAGATTGTCTCTGAACATGTACGAGTGATACATTGCACCATCCACAACTACATGCTTGAATCTGAATGGTATTGTTGGAACGTCGTCGTACGTATCTAAGTCAGCAGGAATCATAAAAAATTCATACTCGATTGTGTAAGCTTTGTTTGGCATAGGTGCAACGATGAGATCACCATCTTGTGAGCGAACAATGTATTCAGGAACTGTACCTTTTGTAGTATCTGTTTCACCTTCTTGGTCTATGTATCTGTCTACATATTCATCGTAGCTCATCTGCTTAAGTCTTCTTGCTTCGTTAAGATCTAAGGAAGCGTTACGTAAGATACGGACAGTATCAAAGTCTGTGTACTTTGCGTTTTCTGGTAGAGGGTATCTCAACTCACCTGCAGTAAGAGTTATGTCATCTGTGTTGTGATTGAAGGGCCAACTGAAATGTTTTTGATTTATGTCACGAATTGCAGAGTTTATTGCGTCTTTTACTTGAGAGTAAAACCCATTGGCTGTAGCAAAATTAGAAGATGTAAGTTCTGTCTCATTAAGTCTGCGACAAACTTCATTTGTAAGGGAGAGATAATTGTAAGCCATTAGTTTTTCTCCACGACTCTTATGCGAACCTCTTGTTCACGAATAGTTGCATCACTGGCAGTTACCCGACATACAATTTTATATGTTGTAAACGCAGTGCCACTTCCTAAATATATTGTAGCAACAGTGCTTGTATTTGTACGACTGACAAGCTGTAAACCATTTACAATTTGACTGTTTGACCAAGTCTGCAACACACCATCTGCGTCATATATTTTCCAAATAACTGATGAGATTGTATCAGTATCAAGAAGAGGTTTCCAATTGATTGAGTAATCTAGTTGTTCATCGGGATCTTTATCGGGCCATTTTAATGCCATTAAGCAGCCCTCCTTTGTGAGCTTGTTTGTTGAGGTAGTGTGTTAGCTACGTTTCTTCTATCGTAGGCTGTTGCACTAAATGTTGTTATAACCCCTGTAGCTGTAACTGTGTTTGTAGACATTGTACCTACAACACCTGTACTAAAATGAGTGAAACTATTTGTTAATGTTCCTACTGCACCTGTAGCTGAAACAGATCCGAGTCTTTCTTGAACATCTATTTCAAATCCATCTACTTGTACTTGCTCTACTGCAGTAATCCCTTGAACACTTCCAATAGAATGTGTATTACTATGTGTTAATGTGCCAATTGAGCCTGTAGCAGATACACTAAGTAATGCTTCAGTTGTAGTTATCTCAGGTGTTCCTACTGAAACAGTTCCAAACACCCCACTTATAGGTTCATCAACATTAGGTTGAATAGTTCCTATAGCACCTGTAGCAACGAAACTAGGAGCATCTATGAAAGTAAAAGTTTTTACAAAAGGTCTGTCACCTTTGTTAAGAGTAAATGTTCCTACGACACTTGCAATACGATGTGTATTACTATGTGTTAATGTTCCAATACTACCTGTCGCATTTACACCGACTACAGGTTCTGTTGGATTAGGTTTGATTGTTCCTAAAGCACCTGTAGCAGATACACTGTCAACTAGTTTTGGTATAACTTGAATTTGACCTATTGCAGTTGTTGCTGAAACACCTGTTAAGCGTTCAGAAACATCTATCTCAAAGCCATCTACCTGTACTGTTTCTACAGAGCCAATAAGTTCTAGAGTAGGAAGATTTATAACAGGTGTTACACTGCCATAAATTGCACTACCATAACGACCTTGACCATAAATGGCATCATTTGCACCTAATATAGCACGTACATTTAGAGTGCCTATGTTACCTGTAGCAGATATACTTGATAAAACTTTTTCAAGATTTACAGTAACACCATTTACAGAACCTGTCGCACTAGCACTAAGTAATGCTTCAGTAGACTGACTTTCTATATCTCCTAGTGACGTTGTAGCTTGAACACTTGCAAGTGTAAAAGCAATATTTTCAGTAGGAGCAGAGATAGAGCCTGTCATACCCACACTAGTAATTGATGTACCACTAGAGTGTGTTAGTGTTCCTATACTTCCTGTAGATGCAACTCCTGTTAGAGTTACTGATAAGGTAGCAAAAACACTTCCTAGCTGTCCAGTACCTGATACACTAGCTAATGGTTCGTCAACATCTAAAGTAAGACCATTAACTCCACCTGTAGCTGATACACTTCCTGCTTGTTCGGCTATATTACTCTGTACTGTTCCTAAAGAACTAGTAAGAGCAGGGGTAACATTGAGTGGTTCTGTGATATCTACTTCAAATGCGTCTATATGTAAAGTACGTG